AAATTCTCAAGTTTGTACAAAGTTTTCATATGCATACCGGTGAGATCATCAACGATGTTCTCTAAGGCTGGGACACCTTTAGCAACTTTGCTACGGTTTTCATTCAGCCAAATTATATCATCATGGATCAGTTTTGCGATGCTTTTTTCCTGTTCGCCAACTTCACCGATGATTCCGAAAGTACCTTGGTACGCCTCAATCAGCTCGTCCAGCTGCTCGATGACATCTTCGTAGTAATGACCGAGCGCTTTATGCTCAGAATATGACTTTGTTTTCCAGTGTGCGATGTGGGCTGCGTTTCGGGCGTGGAATAGACGCTCGATCAGTTCTTCAATCATCAGAATGTGCCTCCAGAGATACCACTCCAAGTCGGAGCGCTTGAACCGGCAGACGTCAATACTTGTCCGGCAGTGCCGTTAGCTAGGAAAGCCGTTGCGCCTGAGCCGGTTTGGTAAGGAATCTGGCTAGCCGCGCCTCCGGCAAGGTTCGTCGCCGTACCGACAGCCAACGTAGACTGCGCCGCATACGTAGGTGCTGTACCGTTAGATGTCAGCACGTAGCCGTTCGCGCCTATCGCTAATTGAGAAAGGGCTGTCGTACCTGATGCGTACAGCAGGTCACCGGTGGTGTAAGAGCCGATATTTGTACCGCCCTGCGCTACAGCGAGCGTGCCGGAGGTCACCTGCGATGCGGCGATAGCGATATTTGTATCCGCTAGCGCTGTTAACTGACCTTGCGCATTCACCGTCGCGGTCAGAGTTTTACTAGCGCTACCGTAAGCGGCGGCGGTCACAGCGGTGTTGGTGATGCTGAACTGCGTTCCGGTCAGCGTCAGACCTGTACCAGCGGTGTAAACCTGTGCGGAACTAATTTGCGCAAATGTGATAGCTGTCGTGCCAAATGTGATCGTGCCAACAGTCGTACAGATGTAAGTCTCGCCAATACCTGTCGCACCAGCTTGCACAAAGAACGCATCGCCTTGACCGAGAGAATTTGGACTGAACGGCGCATAAGTGTCTGCGTCAGTCGCGCGGGTGAGCACCCAGTTAGTTGACCCATCACCAACTACGGTGACCGTGTAGACACCGTTCTCAGCTTGGTTGGTCTGGTTGTAGATCAACACACGCATACCGACAGTGGTCAATACACCGTCAATGGTCAACGCTACTTGCGCGCCAGCGTTGGTCAATGTGGCTCCGACGCCTGACGCACCATTGTTGTACGTTGCGCTGAGATTGCCTACGGAGTCTGGCGACTCGAGATAAACAGGCGCATGATAGTGGATACCTGACGACGCAAGCGTGTCCACGTATTGTTTAGTCGCCAATTGCAAGGCGGTTGTTGGGTCTTGCGTCACGGCGACAGAAGTTAAGCCGCCGAGGGTCAAGCTAGAAGCGCCCAACGCGATAGCCGTTGTGCCCACAGTCACCGATGAGTTTGTCAAGCTCGCGTTAGCAATGTTTGTCAGCGTGTTCGCTGAGCCGGAGATAGAAACGCCGTTCAGCGTAGCTAACGTGCCGCCCAAAGAAAGTGAGTCGCTACCGATAGTGACTGAACTATTGGACAAACTACCATTGCCGATGTTGGTGAGCGTGTTGCTGGCACCGCTGATTGTTTTATTGGTCAGCGTTTGAGCGCCCGTCAACGTAGCTACGGTAGAGTCAATGCCGATAGTCACAGCAGTAGAACCGTCGTATGACGTGCCGGTCAAACCCGTACCGATTGTCAAGGGGTTCGTAGCTGTGGCGGTAACTGTAACCGAACTACCGAGGCTCACGGCAGAGCCATTGATAGTGATCGCGCTATTTGACAAACTACCATTACCGATGTTGGTGAACGTGTTGTTTGCACCGCTCATTGTCTTACCGGTGAGCGTTTGTGCACCCGTCAACGTGGCGACAGTTGAATCAATCGCGATTGTGACGGCAGACGAGCCGTCGTATGATGTGCCTGACAAACCAGTGCCGATGGTCAAAGCGTTTGACGCGGTGGCGGTTACAGTGACTGAACCGCCCAAGCTCACAGACGAGCCGTTGATCGTGATGGCACTATTGGTCAGGCTCGCATTACCGATGTTGCTGAAAGTGTTAAGCGAGCCGCTCATTGTCTTTCCGGTCAACGTGGACGGGATGTCAGCGTTGACCAGCAAACGGAAAGCGGTGGGGGCGTCTACCCCGCTAGTCGGACCCGCATAAACATAGTTTGCAGGTTGGTCTGACACGATCAGCGCAGAACCCCAGCTCGGGGCGGCTGTGCCGTTTGAAATTAGAACCTGACCTAGAGCACCGGCAGCACTGACGTACATGCCGTCAGCGCCTGACCAGATTACGGCTCCTGGTTGCATCACCAAGCTACGCGCTGTACCACCATTACCTAACCCGAGAATATTGTCAACCTGATCATCGTCAGACAAGTCAAGAGCAGGGTGCTGGTGATCGCTACGGGCGAGGGTGTTCTCCGAGCCAGCCGAGCCGGTTTGAAAATTCGTTTGCGGCGCACTCGCGCTATAGCTGGCAGCGAGCGTAACATTACCGCTCAACGCACCACCGCCGGTCAAGCCGTTACCAGCGATAACCTGCGTGCTCGTAGGCACATAACCTGAGATAGCCACAGGGGTCGTAGTAGCGGCGGTCACGCGACCGGTCGTGTCAACAGTTACCACAGGAATGTTAGTGGCATCACCATAAACACCAGGAGTCACGCCTGAGCTAGCCAGCTGCGTAGAACCCACGCCGCCGTTAGCAATGCTCAACGTGACGTTGCTTGACAAAGCACCGCCGCCGGTCATACCTGTGCCCGCAATCACTTGGCGGCTCGTAGGAACACCGGCAACGCTGAGCAGGTCACCGACGCGGATCTGGTAGTTGTTACCCTGATACACGATCATCATCAGGCTGTTTTCGTCAGCCACAGGAGCGACGGGTAACTGCGTGAGTCGTGTCGGTATTAGATTGCTTGGGACATCAGACATTTAAAACTCCAAGTAGCCATTACCGTCTTCGGTAATGAAAAACTCATCACCGGCTTCTTGAATGACGCCCGCAGGATGAGTGTTAATCGGGGTGTCCGGACGATTGAACGGAAGGACGATTTGATCAGGACGACGCGGCGCAAGGCGGTAAGGGTCGTACTCATCGCGGTCTTCTTCGCAGACCATGAGACCAGGATAGTTCGGGTCAGGAGCCAACTCAGAAAGCAACATCTTACGCGAGCAACGACCGCAGATGGCGATACCATACGTCGGTTGTCCGCTCGGGTCAAGAAATACGCTCATTTGGTGTAAACCCCAATACCAGGATTGATCTGAATAGGCGAGCCGTCATTGTCACCATCCCACGCACGCTGCAAGCTCATAGCGGCTCGTTGCTCAAGCATAGGGATGAGCTGGGCGTCAACTTGCGGGGTCTCGGAGGCGACCTTAGCGGTCAGGTTGTCAACAATCGCATTCAACCAGCGCTGAGGCACTTCTACGTCTTGCTGAAGGTTCGCAGTGTCCATGATCTGACGATGGCGCCAGAGGATCAACTGAGCCTGCTCAGCAGCAATGAACGGCGCTGGCCAGAGGTATACCACCGGCTCAGGTAGGTCGCGCTGAAAATAATAATTGCTAGGACGACCAGGAAACACTTTGTTGCTCTGGTTTACGTAGCTGTCGCGGTTCAGCTGCCCGAGGGGGATCTCTTGAGGCATATTGCCGAGGCTGATTACCGCATAGTTGAAAGTTGCCGTAGAGGTAATTCTGAAGTACTGGTAGGGCAATGCACCAGAAATGTCTGTCCACGTAATCTCGCCCGCGCTCGCGGTGTCTGAGTACGTCCCTACGGTAACCCAAACAGTTCCGTTCGTGCTCACCTGAAAGGTCAACGGAGTTGACGCACCGGACCATTCAACACCTACAGTGTCTACAACGGTCTGGGTGGTGAAGTTTACGGTGTACGAGGTTGACGTCGCTACGGTAGCGCCGGTCACAGGCTGGATGACGCGGTAATTCAGGTTGAGGACTTCGACCGTGCCGTTAGGTAAGGTGACAATCGGCTGGTTTTCGTACATAGGTAGAATCAGCTTCTCAATACACCAGCTAGGGGTTTTGATGCTCGCTAACTCAGACAGGAACAAATACAGAGACTCTAGAGCATAGGTCTGCATTTCGCCTGTGATAGCCTGAGCGGGCAGACGACAACGCCTGAAGGCGTGGTCTACCACCTTCAGCGCGTTAAATGTCGTTGTGCTCACTGTGCCGGAATATGCCATACTAACCCCATTTTGTAGTCAGATGGCTGCTGTCCTAGCACGCCCGATATTGACGAATTATAATTCAATATTGTTGAAAGACCAACCAGCTCAGCAATTTTTACTACCGCCTTTGGGCATAACAGCGCCGCCCTTTTTCAGCATCATCTTGCCAGGGAGCTTAGGTGCGGTGTGCTTCGAGGTTTCGCCAGGATTCTTGTTACCAACAACACCCAACGTGCCTCGGTTTTTCAACATTTCACGACCGCCCGTATTCATGGCACCGCCTTTAGCCATACCCTTGAGTTCGTTCTTGTCGTAGCGCATTTCAGAACGGACACGAGACATCTCCTTACCGGCGTCGCGCTGCTTAGCGGAAACGCGGTTAATTTCTTCTCGCTCGTTGCGAATAGTGTCTCTGACTCGAGCCTCGCCACCTTTAGCGTAACCCTTAGCCATACCGCCTCCGCAGTAACCCACGGTCTTACCAGCGGATGAGAAATCAAAATCTTTAACTTTTCCGATTGTCATAATTCACTCCTATAAATTTTCAGCGTTCACGCTAGCGTGTTTTTGATCAGAACCAAAATGAACATGGACGAAACAGCGTTATTGTTTGCGCTACCTATTGCTGTGGCTTCAATGGTGGTCTTTTCAGGAACCGCCAGAGGATACTCAAATACATAATTCGCCACGCCGTTGTTGAGCGTGGTGATCGCGGCAGTCTGCCTAATGTTGTTGGAACCTCTAGTCAGCAATCTACCCTGAACCTGAGTTGACCCGCTGGCTTGACCGGTAGAAAACAGACCTTGAGCGACATACGCAGTGTAGCCCTCAGGCACCGTATAACTTCCCGTGGTTGTGTTGTTGTAGTCAAACTTGATGATGTCGTATGCGGTCGCAGGAACGCCTGCGGTCACAGTGCCGGTGCCGATGTAGATGTCGCCAGCCGCGCTGTTACCAGAGCCTGCTGTAGCCACATAAGCATAGTTCACACGAATCAACGCCGCAGTCATCGTCACAGCAGTCTGACCATTCATGGTGACTGTCTCAGTGACTTCGCTGTAGTTTGCGTCAAGACCTTGAACAACAATCGTTCGCGCACCGGTACCAGCAGAAGTATCGTTCGCACTCGTTGAGCTGACCGTCATCTGAATAGCAGACGCAGGAAAAGTAATCAGGCTGGGCAAAGGCCAGACAGACACCTGAGTCGTGTCTACGTCTGGATTAAAACCGAACACTGTTACGTTTCTGTGCCCCTGAATTTGACCGCGAGAAACTTGAAGTTCAAACGGACCGAACTCTCCGAACTGAGTTACTGATGCAGGTGCGCCCATACTACACCCCTCACTGAGAAGCGTAGGTTTTCAAGCATTCGAGAATGATCGTATAACGATCGCCCGAAGCCGCGCCCACTGTTGAAAACAACACGTCGCCAGTTTTACCCGCGCCCGCGTTATTTGGTAGACCGCCAAAATCTGAAAATGTCATCTGGTACATTTTGTCCGCAGGGACGGTTTCACAGATCAAATCAGTCGTCGCGTCCCAAAGAATATCCACGCCCATACCTTGTGTCAATGCCCAAATCTTGTTGATTTTGACACCATTACACGCGAGATTAAATGAGTTAGGGGTCAGCGTAGAAACGTCAATTTTCAAAACAGCGGTTTCACCAGTGCCATCTGAAATATTGGTAAATTTGGCGATGAACAGGCGCTCACCGTCAAGAATCGTTTGCGATGTTACTGCATCAGCCATGTCTATCTCCTGAGGTTAAAAATGAAAGGGGCGAACCCCTCTCATTCAATTAAGCGGCAACAGCGCCGTTCAAGGCAACAATAGCCCAACCTGTAGCGGTGTAGACTAGCATGGCGGACTCACCGACGCCAGTGAAAGTGATAGTTGTGAAACCGATCTTAGTCGTGGGAGTCAAAACAGCAGAGCCGCCATCAACCACGTGGCTAATAATTTTGATTTGCCCAACAGTACCGTCAGCCAAGGTCAAAGCCTGTGCCGCACCGGTCGTTGTCAAGCTGGTCAACATGTCTGTGATGTTCACAGCGCCAGCGCCGGAAAGAGCTTGATTAGAAGCGAAGATATCGCCAGTGACGTTGCCGGTTACGTTACCGGTAATGTTACCAGTGACCGCGCCGATGAAACCATTTGTGGACGTAACTGGTCCGGAGAAGGTAGTAGAAGCCATTTTAAATTCCTCTCATGCGAGTAAAAGTGAAGTGTCTGTCTGCATGACGTCAGCTGGGACTGTCAGGCACTTCGGGGAAACCCAGAAAAAGAGGGGGACCGAAGTCCCCCGCTTTATTAAACGCCAGCAGTACCGAACACGCCACGTGGGTCAGTCCAACCCAATGTGTAACGCTCAGTAGCCTTGTAGCGCATAGAGTCAGTCTCGAAGTCGCCTTCCATAGACTTCTCCAAGCCACGACGCATCAACAACTTCAAGCCTTCAGGCGCATCGGTCTGCACCCACCATGCGGTAGATGAAGTGATACGTGACAAGTTAGCTTGGCCATCAGCCAGCAAGCCCATGGACTTAACTGGGTTGATGTCGTTGTCGGCTGTGCCGGTGCGCAAGACGCTCTTCAAGAGGACTTCTGCTTGGAACACGTTAGAAGGACCGGAAACGATCTTCTTAGGTGTCAAACGGATACGCTTACCGTTGTTGTCAACGGCGTTACGGATCTGAATCAGCAACTGCTCAAGAGAGGTTTGTGACAAGTTAGCGGGGGTGCTCAGCTGATTGCTGAACGTGCCGTTAACGATTGGGTGGTTAGTTGCAACCAACGCCACACCGTCACCACCAACATACGCGCCGTTGAAGGCACGATTCAAGATGTTAGCTGCGAGGGTTTCCTTAGTCTCGATCAAAGACTGCGCCAAGTGCTTGGCGTAAGTCTGACCGATACGGATGTGGTCGCCGTCTTCCACCAAGACTTTGGTCAAGCTGAATGCCAGACCGTAGACTTTGTAGAGGTAGCGTTGCAAGAACAACACGCCACCAGACTGGTAAGAAACAGCCATACCGTCGGGCAGTTCAGGCGCTGCGCCAAAACCATAAAGAACAGGTTCTTCATGGTAGTTGCGAGGGATGCCTTTTTGCTCGCGGAAGACCATCTTCCACTCGTCAGCACGTTGGTCATAAACACCATCGAACACTTCGTTGAGGATAGGCTCAACAACGGACCGGAAGTCCGTACTACGCATTGGGGTAGCCATAATCTAGCCTCCTTATTATACCGAGTTCACAGCAGCTTTGTAGTGGTGTTCGTTGATACGAACAGACACAACTACGTAGGCGTCAGTGAGCGAGTCGTTGATCTCATATCCAAAGCCGGTAATCTGGAATTGACCAGATGTGCTCTGAATGGCGGTCAGGTAAGTGTTTGACAAACCTGTTTGTGTTGAGCCACCAGGAGAGGCGACTGTCCAATCACACTCTTCGCCGACAGCTGTTTGCACAGTTGTACCAGCAGAAGGGTTGTTGTATTGAACATCAAACAAAGTTTCAGGGTCATCATACACCCATGCTGTGATCTCAGTACCAGTCGTGCCAGAAGGCCAGAAAGGAGAAATCGTGGGCTTGCCGGAAGCGTCCAAGTACTGAACACCTGCGAAGATGCCCAACAAAGAAACTCCGTCGGTCGTGCCTGAACGAGTACCGTCAGACGTGCCGAGTTGAATAACACCGTTATCAGTCAACTTTACGGGGTCACCGCTGAAGATGTTGGCTGCATAGGTGCTAGCGATTACATAGGCTTTTGGGCGCATCTGACCACTGTTGTGGTAAGACGCACGAAAGCCAAAGGGTGCGCTTGTCGAAGACATAGTTGCTCCTAATGGATTAAAAAGTTGCGTCAGGAAAGATCAAACTGAGCTTCCCGCTGTTGCCCTATTTCCATATTACCGTCTCCCATGGTCAAGCGCGACTTAGACGTACGAGCTTGCTGCTCGAGGAACTCTGCCGTGTCGGTGAGTTTCTCTTCTTCACGCAGGGGTGCATCGTGATGCGCCTCCTTCATGTATTTCTCATAAAGAGAAATAGGCAGCTTAAAAGCCAACATCTCATTCACCCCAATGAACCCAACCCAGTCACCCGTCTTAAGGGTTGCGTATTCCCAGCCAGGAACGTCTTCTGGCTTCAAAGGCTCGTAGCCTAAGCGGATCCGCATCTGGATCGAATCACGAGGGTTAGTCGTGGTCAGCCAGCAACAATGCCAGCCGGAGAGTTTCGGTAAGTCCGGTAAAGAGGACTGAAAAAACTGCTGACGGAACATTTCAACCCGCTCATCTTCGGTAACCTCTCGGTTTTGTGTGATTGTACGATCTAACATCGCACGATTTTCACGACCGTCTCCTGCGGATTTTTTCAAGCGTTCGTCTGTCATAATACTCGCTCCTTTCAGCGATTGAAACCAATTATAGGGTTTGAAAATTAAAAAGCCAAATCATTCAAGTGTTTCACGCTTTGTTAGCGCGGTCGTACTCGGAGTAACGCTTAGCGTACTTCATGCGCAGTACGGGGTCATCCCACACACCTGCGTCAATCAGTGCCTGCTTGCGCTCGGGACTGAGGTAGATCTCCTTACGTGTTGACGCAGGGGCGTGCTCACGTCCGGAACCTACAGCGGGACCACCGCGTGGAGTGCGTTCCTCCCTAGGCTCGCGAGTGTCGCGGCGCTCGGTCTTGAACTTCTCGGGTAGGCGGCGGGCAGCACGCTTACGCAATTCATCCCAGTATTCCTCAGACTGTGGATTGTAACCGTCCTTGGCCAATGATTGGTCAATAGCGATCACAATGGCTGAATCCTCATCACGACCTTGCGAGTCATACCATGGATTCTCTTTGATGAACTCGTTAGCGTAATGCATGGTCATGTCATCAAGCTGCTGACCCTGTGGCTGGGGGCGTTGCTGGGCGGCTTGTTGCTTGGCGAACTGGAGCTGCTGCACCTTCTGCATCGCCTGATCGCGATACTTCAGCGCCTGAGCTACGTCCTTGCCGTTGCCCGCCTCCACCGCCTTAGCGATGACGCGTTCCGCCATCTCGGCTTCCTTCGCCGCGTTGGCAATGTGCGCATCATACGTGCCGAGGTCTACCTGATGTGCTCGTTGCTCCTGAGCAGATACGCGGCGCTCAAGGTCATCATTGCGTTTACGCAGGAAGTCCAGCTCGAGTTTGTCGCGTTTGATGGCTTGATCACGGCGCTCTTTGCGCTCAAGTTTCTCAAGTCGGCGTCTCTCGCGGATCGCCTCTCGCTCGTCGTCATTCCCGTCGCCGTCATCGTCGGCAGCGGTGGACGCCGTGCGGTCGTCTTCTTCATGATCATCATCCTGTTGATCATCCTGTCTGTCACTTAACTTTGACTCGTCTTCTACGATGATGATTTCCTCACCACCGCGCTCGTCGTCTTCTTTCATTACATTAGCCATAAGTCATCTCCTTTCAGATGAATGCTCGGATTGCCAGCGGGTCACCAGTTACCTGCCCGATGATATCCAAGTCGTTAAAAATAACAAACATCGCAGAGTCGTCAGTGCCAGGAATCTTTACTTCCCAGCGGTCACCGCCGTACTTAGCCACGCGAACGTATTCACCAGCTTTGCACCACTCGCCCTCTGGCCACGTCTTCATGTCATTGCGGTTCTTGAAAGCCAGCGGACCCAAGGCAATTACTTTGCCAATTTGAGTGTTCCACTTTTCTGTTTCATTGTTACCCGCGATGTCGAGAATGATGCCCCCAGCGGACTTTTTCTTCGGTGTGCGAATCTGAATCAGAACACGGCTTCCGAAAGGCTGAATGCCAGCATCTACTGCTGGAAAAGCCTCCGCCATTGCGTTCTCATAAGTCATTGTCAAGGTTTTTCTCCTGGTCTACAAGGTTTAAAAGTACGTTGATTGCCGCCTCATAACCGGCAACCATTCCCACGCGATACCCGTACTCAAAAGTGTCGCGAGTCTGAGGGCGTCTCAAGGCGTCAACAGCAAAGGACTGCTGTTCTGCCTTCAGACGATTCAGGAGTTGAGACTCAAGGTTCATGCAGGAGTCTTAGGTGTAGAAGGCGCAGCGGGCAGGGTCTGACCGTTCAGCTTCTCACCTGCCGCTAGGCGGTGTTTCTGTTTCACAAATGCGCCAGTCATAGGGACTGTGCCTGGAGTGGGTTTGTCGCTCATAATGTTTTCCTCAAGGGTTAGGGTTAATTCCGGTTCCGGTGCTCACTGCGACTCGCTCGCCCGTCGCCATCTCGGCAGCGGCTAACAGTTTCGCGGTGTCGTTGTCAGCCGTGTTCATGCGCTCGCGAGTCTCAAGGTCGGCGGCGGTGCGCTGGTTTTCGGCTTCTTGTCTCATCTGCTCAGCTTGCATCTTCTCAAAGTTGGCTTGCTGCTGGGCTTGTAACTTAGCGGCTTCAAGTTGCTGTTGTGACTGCATCTTCTGCTGTTCGATTTGCAACTTAGCTTGATCAATCTGACCGCGCTGCTGGGCGATCTGACCTTGCACCTGAGCGTTGAGCTGGGCAACCTCCATGCTACGGTCAGGCGGCATAGGTGGCTGGGGCTTGAACTGCTGAGCGGCTTGATCCAGCTGTGCCAGCTCTTGACCGAAGTTACCGAGCTGTTGCTCGATGAACTTCTGCACTTCCAAGATGACTTTGACCTGCTCTTCGGCTTCTTCCTGAATCAACTCCTCACGCTGTGCCTTGTCAACGGCGTTGTGCGCTTCGACGAGGTAGTAATTGAGCAGGTGATCACGCAAGTGCGTAGCGATCGGGTACAGAAACGTCTTCGCAATGGCAGGATTTGACCCGAAAAGCGGAGATTTCAAGAAAGGTATGTGCGTCATCAAGTGCGCCATGTGATCTTGCGACGGGAGCACGTAAATTGGGCGTCCCATAGCGGCGGCGACGTTCTCGCTCACCGGATCCATGTCCTCGCTTCCTGGCAACGGCTGCAGCACCTCATTCGCAGGCACTTTCATGTTGCGGAGGAACATTTCCTCTACTTTTCGCACATCATACATCTGCGGCATGGCTTGCGCACGCTGCATAATTGCCTGAGTTTGCGCAAAACGCTGGGTTTCGCTGAAAATTGCGGGGTCGCTGACAGGAATAACGTCAAGCGGACCATCAAAATCAGACGGATCGATGTCAAGACCCGCCGCTTGTGCCTCAATGTCCTCAACAGTCAGGTATGCGCTGTTGATGCGGTGCAAAATCTTGAAGCAACGCGCCATCGAGCCATGCAAACGGCTGTGAATTGAGCTGAACACCACCATGCCCTGCTCAATGAGCGCCATGGTTGTGCCTACAGGCTGGTTAGGGTTCTGGTCAGAGAGCTTCTCAAAGGACGTTTGCACCACGCCCTTGCCTGCGTCTACGAGGAAGCCGAGAAGTTGGAACAGAGTTGGGCTGGGACCGTTGAACGGCAGTGGCATCGCCAGCTTGCGCACGTCATCAATCAGCGCTCCACCCTCCATCTCAACGACTTCTGTCGGCTGGACGTTGAGGGTTTGCCCTCCTGGACCGCCTTTGAGCTTGAGCAGCGTGGGGACGTTCTGAATGTGAGCCGAGTCAAGCAGGGCGCGGAGTGCGCCGGTGGCTGCACCGCTCAGACCGCCAATCATGTGCGTCAGACCGATAGGGTACGCACCGCGCCAAGGCACGAATGGGAACTCCACAATCCAATCAAGCTCAAGCTGACGGTCGTCATCAGGCTCCCAGTTACGGTACAAGCCCAAGCCGAGGTTGGTCGTCTTGTCAATGCTCAGAATGTACGGCTCGGGACCATCACCGAAGTCGAGGTATGTGTAAACTTCAAAGATCGTGCGTAAGCCGTCTTCGTTGTAGCTCAGGTCTTTGCGTCCCTCAATCTTGTCGTTAGCCTGAGTGGACTTGCTGAACTCGGGATCTTCCGGCATACCCAAGTCAACGTCGCGGTACATGCCTGACTTGACACGGCGCTCGTATTCAAACTTCGTAATGTACTGCACGTGCGTCTTACGCTCGGCGGTGTAGAAGTTGGTCGCCGCGAACGGCAGGTAGACGTCATCAATAGCGATGAACTCTGCGCAGGGGCGGCGGTGGAGCGGGTTCCACATGAACTTCATGTACTGACCGCCGCCGAGCGGGAGCTGCGTGCTCAACTGCTCAAGCTCGCCACGGAACTCCACCATCTGCTCAGTCGTCTGCCAGTTCATGAAGTCCGCTTTACGCTGGGCTTTCTGAACCTTGGACTTGTCTTTCTCGCCGAGGATCTTGCTCTTTACGGGACCATTGGGCGGGAAGACCTCCTTCATGAAGCGGGCAGAGAAGTCCACGCACGCCTCGACGAGCATTGGGTGCACGACCTTGTTTGCGCCGGTGAACTGAGCACCTCCAGGAGCATCATCACCTAAGCCGGTGCGACGCAAACCCTCCTCGTACTGCTTGTCGCGCTTCTCACGAGCCTCTTTGTCGTTGCCGATCTTTTCTACGAGGTCGCTGATGGCGGTCTTGAGCAGGTCTTGATCGACCTCCTCGACGATATTGGCAAAGTGGGCGAGCTTTGTCGCGTGGTCGGTGTCGTTCTTCTCACGCAGGATTGCGCCACCGTCCTCAGTGTCCTCGACCTCGTTGTCAACGTCCTCAAGCTGAATCGTTTCGCCTTCAGACATTTCGTCTTCTAATCTTTCAGTAGCCATTGCTTACCTCACATAAACTGGTTGAGTATTGCGTCCACGCGACTCGGGTCGTACGCTGTGACGCTGCCGCCTTCGGCGTAGTTACGCGGGGCGCTGATGCTGTTGATGATCTCATCGACTTGGTTCGGGTCGTAAGACACTGAGCCACCCTCGGCAAAACCTTTGCGCGTCAAGAACTCAACGGCTAAAGGGTTCATCGCCTTGTACACGTCTTTGTTGGACACCTGCGGTGCGATGTTCCTACCGCTGAGTTGCAATTCACCTCTGCCCAATCCTTGCGCTTTGCGCAGGTCAAGCATCGCCAGCGGCGCTAGGTTCTCAGCGAGATCACCCATAGTGCCACCGGCTTCAAAGTATTGGCGGAACCGAGGGTCATCCATGACCGACTTGAACGTCCCTTTGCTTCCGGCTCGCTGGAGTTCGTACACGGCGCTGTTCAGCGCTCGGCGGTCAAACACCTTGCTCGGATTGTCAGTAGCAAAGAACGAGTAAGACGTCGGGACGCGCTCGGCTAAGTTAGCAGGAGACGCGATAATCGTACGCAACTCCCTGTTCTGTTTTCCTGGGAAGTACTCATTAGCGGCGAACCTGAAGTCTCCCTCGCTCGGTGCGACGTCAAACGCAGCTTGTGCTGCGCGGGGATGCGTGTGAAAATCTACGATAGGTCTGTCGCCCTTGACAGCGCGTAAGATGTCAAGCTGGTTCGGGTTTACAGAGTCCCAGTCCCCAGACATGATCGTGCCTGCGGGTCCTCGGTCACTAGAGCCGACGACGGAATGCTCAATGTCTTTTGAAAAAGCCCTGCCTAACGCTTCCCTGATCGTCTTAGCCTGAGCGGGGGCTTCCCGTGCGACCAGCTTCATCAACGAGGTTATGTTTCCGGCTTGAGCTTCTGCTGGCGCACCGGAGATGACTGCGGCGGCGAGGGTCTTGCCGACCTTGCCAAACGGGAGCAACATAGAAGCCAAGTCAACTGCGTCCTGCGGCATGAGGCTCGCGTTCAGCTTGTCGCCGATGTCAGACTTCTGGCTACGCTTACCGGCGTTGGGATAGATGCCAAACGCGGCTTGCTCATCTGCGTCAACCGAACCACCCTCCTTGTAACCTTGCTTACCCGCGTCAGGGTTGACAAATGCGCGGAACTGGCTCTCACTCATGAAGCGCGGTGCGTCAGGATTGAAGTTCGTGGCGTAGTTGAACTTGTCCATCCGCTCATGCGGCAGGTCGTAATCCAAAACATCCGCAAGCGCTTTCTGCACGCCAGACGGGTTACGCAGATCTACGATATCGTAGTGGTGCAAATCTTTGACCGCACCCCACTCACCAGCGTTTAAAAACTTGAGCACCGACTCGGTAATCTTCTCTTTATACGCAGGGTCGCGCTTTGTGTACTCGCGGGCGCGTTCACTGCTGAAGGCGTTCTCAACCGGCTTCAACTCGGTGATGTCGAGCGGAGTTACACCTCTTTTAGGTAACATGCGCTCGGCTTGCTCATACACGCTGTTGAGAATGTCACGAGCGGCTTTAGGTAGCTCGCTCTCAGCGCCCGCCCCCAGCGTCATCGCTAAGTCTTCCGCATCTCCGAAGCCTCGGTCCGACAGAATCTGCCCCGCGTTGCGGTAGATCTGATCAGCGATGGCGTCTTCTTCGTCAAGCACATCACCTAGCTCTAAACCTTTGTTCTTAGATTTGGTGATCATCGCCTGAGCATGAGGGCGACCCTCAGCGTCAATCAGAGTTGTCAAGCTGTTTTCACCTGAGCCATAACGCTTGGCGAGACCCTCTCCCTGCGTACACCAACCGGCTTGTCGACCGAGCGTTGTGCAGAGCTTCATAGCCGAATCGTCAACAGTCGCGGGAATGTCAATCCACTTCATTCCTGGCTCTTTGACGAATGACAGCTGCGCGTCAGGGATCTCAAGTTTCGGCGTGGCAGTCAGGTTACCCATCATGTCTTCTAGCTCTGCGTCAGATGCCGATTTGGCTCGCCACTTGTTGACTGCGTCAACCTTCTCCACCATCTGTTTAACCGATAGTTTGTCAAGCTGTTGAGGCGTCAAGCGTAACGCGGCGGGCAAGCCTGACTCGGGGTCAAGCATGTTCTGAATCTCATCCGCCATGTGACCGAACCCGAGGTTCTCATTGAGATCCATCGTGTTGTCAATCTTGTAAATCAGCGTCTCTGGGTCGAGCTTCTCAATCCACGGATTACGCTCTGCTCGTTGCACAGCCCCCTTAGCGCCTTCCATGCTGGGTTTTTCCCGCGCCATACGAAACTGCTCTTGATAAGCTCCGGCAGGGCTTGACGTGATCTCCGTGTCCGCGAGGTTCTCCCACAACTCGGCTTTGCGAGTGTTGGCTTCCATATCCTCGGGATAACCCGCGTCGGCGTGCTTTTTAGCGGCGAACCCTTCCTCAGGGTAGCCCGCCTTGCGGCGCATAGTCGCCGTTTCCTCAGGCAACCATGCACCGAGTTCTTCAGCAGCGTTACCAGGAATGTGCGAATAGCCTTCCTCGTGTGCGAGACGGATTGGGTCGTCCGGTGTGCCCATCTCGTTACGGATGTACTTTTCGAGCTTGCTGTCAAGCCACTTGTTGACCGCGCCCCTCTCCTCGCCGACGAGCTTGTTCAAGACGTCAGGTCGGTTTTCCCGCAACCATGGGACAGGGTATTGGTAAACACCTTCGTCAATCATCTTTGACCAAAGGTCTTCACCGGCGGCTTGGTTGATCAGATCTCCGCTGATGACTTCAGGATTGCGCTTTAAAGGGTACACCGACATTTTCACGCTATCTCTTGAACCGAGCGTCGGTGCCCAATTACCACCCTTAGGCTTCACGGCATACGACTTCAGGGGTGAGGTTACGTTCTGAACAATGTCGCGGGCAACGTAAGGCGCGGTCTGCACGAGGTTGGTACCCACGCGCTTAGCAAGGCTGGTGAGGGGCGGGGCGACCAACATCGCCGCTTCTGCCGTATCATCGGGCAGCAGTGGGACGTTAGCCTTGTTGACGTTGGTGATCGGTTGCCCGTAGCTCAAGCGCTCAGCAGTACGAGCGAGCGCCGGTACGCCGAGGAACTCCATCGTGCCCTGCATCTGCTGCGTGCGCTGAGGCGAGTAAGTCTGCTTCAGGAAGTCGGCAATGCGACCGAGCGCGGCGTTCTGCGGCTGTGCGCGCATTGAACCGCCGTCGTAGTAGTTCGTCTTGACAAACCCGCCGTCTGCCCACTTGACCTTGTTAGCCCAATACGCTGGGCTGCTCGGACCCTTAGCGATGTTCTTTGCGTGACGTGACTTGAACGAGGCTCGCTTAGCCTTCATGCGGTCGGACTCGCCCTCCTTGGGCTTACCCGCCGTGCTAGCGCCTTGCTCGCCGAAGCGAATGATCTTCTCCTTACCGTCCACCTTCGTCTTGACGATGTGTGACTTGGTAGGATGATTGGGCGTGCGCCGTGGTTGATTCAACGGCAAGCTGTCCTTGTCAACGCGGTCGGTCATTTCTTCCTCGCTGCTCTCATGTTGTCGACGAGGTTGGGGTAAGGGCGTCCGGCGCTCTTTGCTGCTGCCTTAGCGGATGACTTAGCCGCTGGTGACAGCGTCTTGCTCTCGCCGAGGCTCTTTGGGCGGGCTTTGTCCCATACTGGTTTCTTAGGCTGCATACGGATTTATCCTCGGTTTGTTGGAGATGCGTGGCTCGTCAACATCACGCGCTTGCGGCAACTCAAACCATCCGTCATTCTTGAGGTAGATGATCGCCTGCGTAAAAGTGTCAACATAGTCATCATGCTCCGCTACTGGGAACTTGCCCAATTGTTTGAGGAAAGCCCCCGCCCAGCTCACTGGTTGACCGAGGTTCTTTCCTGATTCTGGTACCCACAACAATCCCAGCTCCAAGGTGGGGGCGGCTTGGTGCGCCCGTGATACCTTATCAGCCTGACCTGGATTATAGCCCACGGCTGGCACTTTCGCCAAGCGCAAGTCCTGCAGCAATGATTGCCCACTCGCCTTCGCTTCCACCAAGATACGGTCAGGGCGCTTCGCTCGGGAGTATGGCGAGTCCTTCGTCATCCCGCCGTATTCAGTCGTCCAGTCTTTCACGGCTCGTGCCCGCAGGTCTGGATAGCTCAGGTGTTCATCCCACGCATCAATCAGCATCGCATTGCGTGCGCCCTTGTGCGTGAAGATCGCCCAGACCGAGCAGGCGGTCGGGTCGCCGGTCGTCTTCTCGGTGAACGCACAGTCGTATGACTGCAGTATGTACTCAAACGGCGGCAAGCCGGACTTGGCTGGCCATAGGTTGAAGTGCTTGACCTTGAGGATACCGCCCTCGCTCGGCGTTGGGTCTTGCTGCAACTGACCCGCCGTTCCGTATGTGCCCAACAACTGCTTCAGCGTCGTGATCTCTTTCTCGCCGAACCGCTCGGGGCAGATCAGCTCGCCCTTCTTCTTGCGGGGGTCGTACGGTCCGAGTACGGTCTTGCGCTGCTTGCCGTCCCACTCAGCCGGAATGCAGATATGCTCCCAACCCTTGATGTCCTCAAGGATGTGCCCGCTGATGTCGCGCTCGTGCAGTCGCTGCATGACGGTCACCATCGCATCGGTCTTCGGGTTGTTCAGTCGCGTTGACCATACCATGTCAAACCACTCAAGGTCTGACTCCCGCATGACCTCCGACTGTGCGGCTTGAGCGCCGTGCGGGTCGTCAAGTATCAACCGCGAGCCGCCCTCACCGGTCGCCGTACCACCGACTGAGGTCGCGAGCCGGTAGCCGGTCTTGTCGTTCTCAAAGCGCTGCTTGGCGTTCTGGTCTCCGGCGAATGCGAACATATGCCCCCACCGCTCTTGATACCATGGGGACTGCAACAGTCGCCGCGTCTTCAAGTTGTCGCGTGTGCTCAGGTTGCCGGAGTACGAGGCGCACAGGAACTTCTGAGCAGGGTCAGCAATCCACTCCCACGCTGGCCACATCACGCTGACAATCGTAGACTTTGAATGTCGCGGCGGGATGTTGATGAGCAGGCGGTGGATGTCACCCGCGCTCACCGCTTCAAGGTGCTCGCAGATGATCTCAATGTGCCAGCTCACAATGAACGGTATTCCTGGTTCCACCACGTGCCACGACTGCTTGACGAACTCGTACAGCGAGGCAGACGCGTTACGGCGGTCTTTCTCCCGCTTGACCATCTCAAGCATTACCGCCGGAGTCATTGGTGCGTTCATGCGCTCTCTTTGACAAACGTCCCGTCAGGCATGAGCGTACCCTTGCGGTCTTTGATCTCAGCATACGCCTCAATCAGACACTCTACCAAGTCCAAGTCGCGCAGGGCGCAGTAGTTGATCAAGCAGACAACGGTATCACCCACGCCGTCCTTGATCTTTGCGATGTCCTTCTTGCCCTCTGCGTCGCACAGCTCACCCAACTCGCTCACCGCCTTCAGCAGCTGAGCAGCGGGGGTGGAGTTGGGGATGATCTTGCGGGCTTCTGCCCAGCGGATGATTTCAACTTCAACCTCACGGTATGAGTAAACCCTCAAATCATTCATGGCGCTCATTTTGCACCTCCGGCTTTAGCGAGCAGGCGGCTCATGTTCTCAAGCTCGTCATCACTGAGGTTCTTCAGGTCAACCGCCGCGAGCGCGATCGGACCGCCGTTTGAACCGGTGTGCTCTTGTGTGATCTTGTCGCCGTAGACCTTGGGCAGCATCTTGCTGAGCATCCACTTGCGGGTGTCAATCTGAACCCGCTTGTGCGCGATG